TACTAATATTTTGATCTCCAGTATTGGTTCCGCTTAGATTACTACCTACAATAGTTCCACTTGCACTTATGTTACCAGACGCTGTTATAGTTCCTGTTAAATTTACACTTACAGTGTTACCAAGGAATCCCGATGTTCCTATTTTAAGTTCACTATTACCAGTTGCTGCATCTCCTGATATTCCATTATTGAACTGGGGAGGATTTTGAAATGTCACTGAGGGTACAATTGTGATGTTATCATTAGCTATACCTGTAAGATTAGTTATGTGTTTTAATGATGCTGATGTTGCAGTGATACTGTTACCAGTTATCTTTACTACTTGCAAATCACCTGTAATTTCTGTATTCCCAGAAATTTCGGGAGTAGTTATGGATGTAGTAAAAGATCCATTATTTCCTACTATATTTCCACTTGCACTTATGTTAGCGGAGGCTGTTACATCATTAACTACTATGGATGGAGTACCAAATAGATTAGCTGCTAAGGATGCTGTATGTGCATAGGATGATGATACCTCAAATGTTATCTCATGAGATGCTGATACTGCAAACAGTGCATGTGATGCAGTTACTGCAAAGGATGCAGATTCAATATTGCCCGATCCATTGAATGCTCCTTCAAATGAACCAGAGAATGAGCCTGAAAGGATTATTGGGTTTACAAGTTGTTTGCCGTGTACTCTAGCCATTGTCTATATTATTTTTATAAGGATACTTTCACAGTCGCTCCATCTCTGTATAAACGACCTGCTACTCCAGGATCTGATGTCGGAAGATTTGTGAAGTCAATTTGATGGGTCATCACTCGCAGAGATCCACTTATTGTCACACTTCCTGAATTTATAAATTTTCCTGTATTATTAATTGAAGCCCTAAGGGTTGGATTCGAGAGAGTAGTAGTGCTAGCAAATGTTGATATACCTGTTTGGGTCAATGTACCAGTATTTGTAAATGGACCAATATTGTTAAATGTGCTAGATCCTGATACAGTAAGTGAACCGGTAATAGTTAAATCACTGGCTTGGAATGTACTAGCAGATAAGAATGTTACCGGTGATGCTATAGTAATAGGTGAATTACCCTGTAAACGTGTAAATGAACCAGTCACACCAAATACTGTTGCACTTGAACTTATGTTACCTGTAGATGTAATGGCTCCAGTAAAAACAGAATTACCAGTTTGAGTGAACGCCCCAACGTTAGTTAAAGATCCTGTTATTATCATACTACCACTGATATCTAAACTACCGGTGATTGATGCATCTCCATTTCGGCTACCATCCCACTCTGCGACAATAGATCCTGAATCTTCTGTGAGAAGAGCACTATCCACAATGTTTACCAATTCTGCACGTAGCACTGCTGGTGTAATCTGGCCAGATGTGTTATCTGGTAAGTTGCTGTTAAAGCTTGATGATAAAGCTGATCTAGTTAATACACTCATTTTTTTTAAAATAAATATGTTATTGAAATACTAAAGTTGATTTTTCAGACACAAAGTCATAAACATGCGCTGAATATCCAGATGAAAATCCTGCACTAAATCCATTAGGTTTGAATTTACCAGTAACAGTTACCAAATCGTTACTATCTAATACGAATCCTAATAATCCAGTATTAAATGTGATTTCCACATTTGTACCATTATCGACTATATTAGAAACTCTGCTCTGCGGTACAAGTATACCGTTTATATAATATTGAAAATCAAATTTGTTTATTATTGGAAATCCTGTTGGCACTGTAGCAAACGATGCTTCTAGTATGCGTACTGTAGAATTTGATGTGAAATTGTTCGATTCAAATGTTACGCGTGTATTAAGAAATTCTACAATAGGATTCAATACATGTGATGGACCAATACTACCTGTGATACCGCCGGTAACTTCCAAAGATCCTGACAATATTGTCGTGCCATTAAACGTAGATGTACCTGTCTGTGACAATGGTCCTACATTGGTAAATGTCCCTGATCCAGATATGAATAAAGATCCGCTTACTGTCAATGATCCAGAAATGCCAGCATCTCCGATAAAGTTTTTCTCAAAGCCTCCACTCGGGCCAGGAGGGCCAACTACCCCGTTAGCTTTAACAATTACTTTGTTTTGTGATATTGATGTTTTCATATTATATTGTGGTTACTTGATCTTTAACTAATATGTTACCTTCCAGTAATCTTATTCGTATAGGCCCTGATGTTAATTCTATATCATATACGCCTTTTTTGAATTCGAAACTATCAGTTACTCCATAACCTATATATACACCTATACTGCCTGATATCAAATCTGTTGTCAAATCACTTCCAGAAACACTAAGAAATGAACCTGAAACTGTATTACTGTATGATGCGCCAGGAGCTAAGCTAGATGTCAATGATAAATATGTTGTGGCAGTCTCACCTGGCCTGGTATCTTTGATCTGCATTCTAGCTGTAATACCGCTTAAATCTATAGGAGTATTATTAGCATCTACATATTGAATTTCAAATTGTGTAGTGCTACCTTTTTCTATCGTGAATGAATATTTACCGGCGGCCATAGCGTATTTTAATATAAATATGGCAGTTTTAACTTAGTAACTACCATTAAGTATGGTAAGTAGTTCATCAATCGCCGGATGTCTATGTGAGTCCTTTAAAACGGTCTTAAATACATAATCAGAGCCGGTTAATTTGCTCATATCATGATAAGCAGAATAATTAGGATCTTTCAAATCTATTTGAAATGTGTCACCACAGAATATCATTTTACTATCTTTACCTAATCGACCTATAGCCATAGATAATTGCGATCTAGTCAAATTCTGAAACTCATCTACTATCACAACTGCATTATCAAATGTTCTACCTCTGAAGTGAGCCAATGACACAAGTTCTATTTTCTCTTCTCTTTCAAGTTTTTCTAAGATGTCTGGTTTGTTATATACTTTACGCATATTGCTTCGAATAGGCACTAACCATGGTTCCATCTTCTCACGTTCACTGCCAGGAAGGAAACCATTATCCTCAGTCGCAACTGTAGGCCTTGTTATTACAATCTTATTCACCTCTCTTTTGAACAAAAGATCCAATGCAATCTGACAGGCCAATAATGTTTTACCTGATCCTGCTTTGCCTAGTACAAAGTTATAAGGTTTGTTCAATATCTCAGCTTTTGCTGCCTTCTGTTCTTCAGATAATGTAATAGAGAAACGGACAGCGCCTTTCGGGGCTGATTTGTCAATGTTTTGTTTTGCCATATACTTGCCGATCTTATCGGTTTCTAATAAATATTGTTCAATCATATGAACATAAAAAAAGGGGTGCCCTAAGACACCCCTCTTTTCTCATGAAAAAATTTCAACTAATGATTAGATACGATCTAAACCACTACAGAAGATTTTTCCGTAGAACTCTGGACGAACCATCTTCTTCGCGTAACGTGTCATTACACCTTTACGTGGAGTGAAGTTAGTTGGATCATAAACCAATGGAGTCATGATTAATGGAATGTATGGAGCATAAACAGCACCAGTCTCAAGGAATTGACTTCCTCTATATCCTAACAAGATCGTGTTTTCAGTCATGTAAGGATTTTTGTAAACTTGATATCTGTTATTGATAGCACCTACTTTCTGTACTCCCATCGCAAACTGCATTTGGTCGCCATCTGTATCAGCAGCGTAACCAGGAATGCTCTCAAGGATGGTAGCAACTGTTGGAGAACATACAAGGAAGTTAGCTCCACCACGTAATGTTAACTGGTGAATTTTGTTGCTAACTTTCTGAATTTTTGTACCAAGAGTTTGGAACCATGTTCCTTGATTATAGGCCTGAGCTGTTGCATTTGACTGAACAAATGCATTTGTTGCTGTATCAAATTCGAAACCAATCTTAGCTGACCATCTCTCAGTTGTCTGAGCATTTGAAATCAACATATCCAAGATCTCTAAGTCAATCTCCTGCGAGATATACTCAGATAACATAGAAGTCAATTCTGCTTCAGCGTCAATTGAGTGATATGCGTTAAGGTCTTGAGCAAATTCTGGAGACCATACGGCTTTCAACTTACGTGTC